ATGGTCACGCAGCCTCGGAAACGAGGTAATTTGAAAAAACAAATTGTGAGAAAGAGTGGGAAAAAGAAAAGAGATAGTGATCCCAAAGGGGGTCCCTTGAGTATGCGAGCGGTGTTGGGAGTTATGCACTATGCTTCACACATAGCTCTAGGGATGAGAATAAAAGGACCCCTAAAGGCTTTTTGGAAAAACACTCCTGTATCGGCTTTGAGTAAGGTGATTCTGAAGCTAATGAACATTTTACGGTCATTGCTCACTTCCCTGCTTAAACGAAAGAAACGCAGAAGCCGTGGGGAGAGTGCTTTTCTTCTGTGGTTTTGCGTTGGCTTGGGACTTGGTTCTGTCATCAGAAGTCATGGGGGGTGGACTATATCACCATCCAAGGCTGATGTTGGCCAAACGCTGCAGGTGGGAAATGGATCATGCATCTTCGCTTCCCTGGACATTGGAAGCCCATGTGAAAGGACTATCTCTTATGAGTGTGTCACTTTGAGTGAGAAAGAAGAACCATTTGATGTTGACTGCTACTGTTATGGAGTTGAAAGAGTCACGGTGACTTATCCCCTTTGTAAGGTTGGAACGAATCGGCATAGAAGATCATTGGACATAGCCGAACATCCTCCACATGTATATCTGGGTTCAGGTTCGCTATGGGGTGGAGTTGAGTCGATCAACGATCACTTTGAGAAAGTGGAGGAACTTCTTGTTGTGCACTGGGTCAAGGCTGCAGTGGTCACCGTTGTGGCCGTTTATCTCTTTGGCTTAAGCTGGAAAATTATGGTTCTCCTGATACTGTTGCTCCTTGTGACACCTGCCTTTGGCACCCAGTGTGTGAGCGTGGAAAAGAGGGACATTATGAGAGGAAACTCAGATGTCACGTGGCTATCTATTTTGTTAGATAAAGGTAGGTGTGTCACGGTTGCAGTTGAAGGAAAGCCCACAATTGACATTTGGTTAGAGCAGGTGACACAACAATCTCCTACTGCTAGTAGAGAGTATTGCACTCAAGTCACCACTACCAATTTAAAGGTTGCAGCAAGGTGTCCAACCCAGGGTGAAGCCACTTTAACTGAGGAAATGAAAGAGGGATATGTCTGCAAAAGGACTTTGAGTGACAGAGGCTGGGGGAATGGGTGTGGCTTTTTTGGGAAGGGTTCAATAATTGGCTGTGTTAAGACCAGTTGTTCAGCCGAAAATGTTATCAAGTCCTATACGTATGATTCCTCAAAGATCAGCTATACAGTTGGGGTTGAACCCCACCTGGGTGGAGTACTGGGCAAGAATGACACACAAAAGGTCACCAGAGCAACTTTCACTGCTGAATCAGAAAAGAAACTGGTTGAATTGGGTGACTCAGGAAACCTTGAATTCAATTGTAGAGTCATTTCCAACACTGACCTTTCCAACATAAGATTGCTTGAGTGTGACACCCATTACTACAATGTACACATAGACTGGCTGAATGACTTACCCTTGCCACGGAGACTGCCAGATGGTAATTGGAGAGGACTGGAGAGGCTGATGGCCTTTGATGAACCACATGCAGTGAGAATGTCGGTGAAGTCGTTCACTAATCAGAAGGGGATTGTGCAGAAAGCATTGCTCAGAGCTGAAGAAATTAAGAAATCAAGTGACCAGTATCAACTGACTGGAGGACACATAGAGTGTAGAATTTCAACAGTGGGGCTGAAACTTAAAGGGTCAACATACGGTTATTGTGAAAAGAATTTTGAATGGTCCAAGAAACCCACTCCCACTCCACATGACACCGTGGTGTTGGAAGTTAAGTACAAGGGAACAGTCCAACCATGTCGTGTCACAGCGTCCGTCGAGAAGGAAGGAAGTCCTGGAAAGAATTTTGGTAGCTTGATAACTGCTAACCCATTTGTGACGAAAACAGATGATATCCTGTTCCTTGAGTTGGTTGTTCCAACAGGCTCTTATGTGATCAAGGTTGGGAATCTTGAATATAACTGGAAACAGGCAGGATCTACAATAGGGAAAGCCATACATATGGCAAGGAGAACGTTGGAAAAGACTCTTATCACGTCAAGTGCTTATTGGAATGGAAATGAGGAGTTTACCATGAATTCATTGTGGAAAATTCTTAGGATACCAATTGATTGGTTGTTTGGTGGTTTTGGATTCATGGCCAAAATCGTCATAGGAGCTTTGCTGTTATGGTTCGCTGGAAACATCAGGAATGGTTCTCTTTCAATAGCCTTGGGAGTGGTTGGCGCGCTGCTACTCTGCTTCACCCTTGGGGTAGTTGGGGATGTCGGGTGTGCTATCGACACTTCAAGGAAAGAGTTGAAATGTGGGGATGGTGTAATGATTTGGAATGAAGTCAATAACTGGATGGATAAATATAAATTTTATCCAGAGGATCCACAAACTTTTCTGGAAACATTGCTTTCTGTTCAGAAGCAACATTGTGGACACATGCCAAGTAACCACCTAGAATTGAAGATGTGGAAATCGCTTGAAAGAGAGATAAATCTCTATTTGGCAGACCATGAACATGGCTGGAAGGTGAAAGTCGGTGAATCAGGTGGCTATTATGAAAAGGGTGGAATCCTTGGCTGGGCTAAAAAACAAGGGAGAGATGGAATTACTTGGAGTGAATGGCTGAGGAGTTTTCCTCCTGCTGAGTGGGTAGATAGAACAGCTTTCGGGAATGGCACTTTTTTTGTGGGAGCAGTGGGCCTTGAAGAATGTCCGGTAAACGATAGAACGTGGAACGTCTTTCGTGTTGCAGAATTTGGAGTTGGACTGACACACACAAGAGTCTTTCTAGACATTATGTCTGAGAGAAGGGTGGAATGTGATGTAGGTTTGTTGGGAGCAGCTGCTCGCGACAACCGCATCGTCCATAGTTCCATATGGATGTGGATGGATAGCTTTGAGGTGAATGGAACGCTGCAACTACAATCAATTGATCTGTTATATGCAGTGGATTGCTACTGGCCAGCCACCCACACTGTTAGTTCCAGAAGTGTAAGCCATGATAAGATGATACTGCCAAGATACATGGGAGGACCTCCTTCAACAATGAATGAAATAATTGGATATTCTGTGCAAGATAAAGGTCCTTGGAGAAAAGCTCCATTGCGTATGGAAAGAGGTTACTGTGAAGGGACCAATGTGGAGGTTAAAGAAACATGTTCAGATAAAGGACCTTCTACAAGAACCACTACTGAGAGTGGCACCATAATTAAAGACTGGTGTTGCAAACACTGTAAGATGCCTCCACTTAAGTATACCACAGAAGATGGGTGTTGGTATGGAATGGAGATACAACCTATGAGTGAAATTCCTGGGAGAGTGGTTGCTGGAGACACTCATGAAGTATTTGCCAGCTCCTGGGGTGTTTTCTCAATCTTGATACTGTACTATCTAGGAATACTGACAAAGGTGACAAGGGGGACTTGGGAGTTGTGGCTGATTCCTGTCATTTCTATTCTAACCTTTCTTGGGGTGATCAACTTGAATGACGTGATTAGGTACATGGTTGCCTTGGGAACTACTTATGTGTGGCGTTTTCCAGAACCAATGCTTTGGATAATAGCCATGGAGTCCACTTTTGTTTTGCGACCAGGACTGATTCTTGGTGTTTACTTGACAAGATCGTGGAGGTTTGAAAAAGTCTTAGGAATGGTAGCGATACTGCATGCCGTACAGTGGACAACCCTAGAATGCAGAAGCTTTTGGCAGTTGCTGGATTCTTTTGCGTTCCTCACTTATGGCTTGAGTCTCGCAGAGTCAGGATTCCAAAGCCATCTATTCTCCTTGCTGTCTCTTTCGCTGGGTTGGATAGAACAGAGAGTTATTCAGCAGGCAGTGATCATGGCTGGAGTGTCTTTGTTATTTGTAAATAGCAAGAGGTTTTATGAAAGTGACTGGTCTCAAAAAACCAAACTCACCATTCTAGCTGGATTGAAGGGATGTTTAGCTCCGCTTTTCCCATTGGTAGTGGTCTTTTTTCTTGGAAAGACGTTTGAGAGGAGAGGAGTTGACGTGACTGCCATACTAGGCATTGTGATGGGGATAGGAGCCATGGTGTGCAAGAACGGACTGGAAAGCAGCCCATGGATGGTCGGAGTCATGGCTATCTTTTTATTGTTTTTTGTGCTCCAGATGAATACGGGAGGAATGACGGCTGAATGGTCTGGGCATCATGATTGGAAAGATGATTGTGCAAAGTCTGTTGGTTCCATTTCACTGGAAGTAAGGAGATTGCCAGATGGCCGCCTTATAAACCTGTCCAAGGAAAGAGAAGGTATAATGGAGATGATAATAGTCGGAGTGGGAATGGTAATAACTGGTTTTCATTGGGCGGGCATACCGTTAACCGTGTTCTCCATTGGAGTAAAGAAATGGTTTGATCAAAGACAACGGTCCCTTTTGATCATGGGTTTAGGGGAAGCTACCACTGAGCCGGCACCGATAATGGATGGAGTCTACAGGATAATGGTGAGCTCCCTCTTTGGCAGAAAGCAGGTAGGAGTTGGAGTGTTCAAGCATGGTAGTTTCCATACCATGTGGCATGTCACTAGAGGGTGTGTCTTAACCATCTCAGGGCGAAAAGTATACCCAGAATGGGCTAATGTGAAAGAAGATCTAATATCATATAATGGAGGCTGGAAATTGCACAACAAATGGACCGGAGGCGAAGTGCAGGTTCACGCTCATACTCCAGATGGCAGTATACACAAGACACAGTTGCTTCCAGGTAAAATGAAACTGGAGACAGGAGAAGATCTAGGTTTGATCCCACTTGATTTTCCACCGGGCTCTTCAGGCTCTCCAATAATCAATACTCTAGGACAAGTTGTGGGACTGTATGGTAATGGGGTATTACATGGAGATATTTACTGCAGCTCCATAGCTCAGACAGAGGAAAAAGAGAAAATTGAAGTGCCGAAAGTTATAGAAGGCGATGGTTGGATGTCCAAGGGTAGGCTAACAATAATAGATGCTCATCCTGGTAGTGGAAAGACTCACAAAATCTTGCCTGATCTGGTCAAGAGAGCTGCCCAAAGGCGGATGAGAACATTGGTTCTTGCTCCCACTAGGATAGTCATTAAAGAAATGGAGAGGGCTTTAAAAGGATTGGATGTTAGTTATCACTCGTCAGCTGTGAGCACAAAAACTCCTGGCTCGATAGTGGATGTTATGTGCCATGCAACATTTGTAAATCGCAAATTGATTCACCTTCCTCAAAAAAATTATGAGTTGATAGTAATGGATGAGGCTCATTGGACAGATCCTAATAGTATTGCAGCTAGAGGATACATAACTAGCCAGTGTGAATTAGGCAAGTGTGCTGTGGTTTTAATGACTGCTACCCCACCTGGTGTTGATGATCCCTGGGCGAAAAGCAATGAGAAAATTGAAGATGAACAAAAAGTAATCCCTGATGGCCCTTGGAAGCAGGGATTTGAGTGGATCACTGACTTTAATGGTAGGACAGCTTGGTTTGTTCCATCGCAGAATGCTGCCTCTGGAATAGCAGGAACTCTACGCTCACTTGGGAAGAAGGTCATAGTTCTCACCAGTAAGACGTTTCATGATAACTATCCAAAGATTAAGGACGACAAACCAGATTTCATAATGACGACTGACATTTCTGAGATGGGAGCCAATCTGGATGTGGAGAGAGTGATTGACCCTAGAACCACTTTGAAACCAGTTGAGAAAGGGAATGTGGTGGAAATCAGCGGAGAAATGCAAATCACTCCTGCTTCAGCTGCTCAGAGGAGGGGAAGGGTTGGAAGAACCCCTGGGAAAATAGCACAGTACATATACCAAGGAGAAGTGGACATTGATGATTCTGAACTCGTGTGCTGGAAAGAAGCTCAGATGCTCTTGGACAACATGGATAGCAAGAACAGAAGTGTTTCAAATTTTTATTCACCAGAACAAGAGAAGATGACCGAAACCCCAGGATTTTACAGGCTGACAGAGGAGAAACGCAAGGTTTTCCGGCACCTTTTGACAAACTGTGAGTTCACACCGTGGTTGGCTTGGAATGTTGCCTCGAATACCAAAGGAGCTGAGGACAGGCAGTGGGTGAGCGCTGGACCAAAGAATCATGTGGTTGAAGACGAAAATGGGGATCCTATTGAGTATACAACCCCTGGAGGGAAAATTAACAAATTGGCACCAGTTTGGCTGGATAAAAGGATGTTTAGGGAAGTTAGGGACTTAAAGAGCTTTGTAGATTACGCCTCCATGAGGAAAACTTCTGGATTGCTCTCCATTCCCCGCCTGTTTTACTCAAAGGTGTACGAGTCCTTGGATGTGTTATATGTGTACTTCTCAGCCAAGGCGGATTCACGGAGCTTCAAAATGGCAGAGAGGCAACTTCCTGAGGCCATGCTATGCGTTTTTCAGGCAGTAATAATGATAGCTGGATTTCTCTTGATTTTGATGTGGCTGATGTCCAGGACAAAAGTTGACAGAATGCTAATGGGAACCATGGTGATCGTTGGCAGCTCGGTCATGGCTTGGATAGGCAATGTGCCTCTGGCTGTTGTGGCTTGTTGTGGAATGGTGTCCTTCATATTGCTGATTTGCTTAATACCAGAGGAAGGTATGCAACGCACCCAAATTGACTCTACACTTTCCTTAGTTATGTTTGGAGTGGTCTTTTTGGTCATAGCAGTGGTAGCTAACGAGATGCGCCTTTTGGAGAACACCAAGAAAGATATTATGGGGCTCTTTGGAAATTCCGACCGTCCTTCATTAACAACAAGTTACAGTGAATGGTTAAACTGGGATATCAAACCTTTGAGTGTCTGGGCTACATATGTAGTAATTGTTACCACTTTACGGCCCCAGGTGTTACACAACTTGAAGATGTTGAGTCAAAGGGTTGTTACTGGAACTGTGGCAGGAAAGACAGACCTGCTGAATCTCCTGCCACTCGGTAGCTCCTGGCTCCATTTTGGAATGGGAGATTTCACCCTTTTGGCGGGAGTGATCAGGAATATTTCAGCTATGAACGTTCTGGGAGGAATAATTTTGGGTGTACTACATTGGGGTTGGTTTTTGCCCCTGCATGCTGCAGCTGAAAGCTCAAAGGCACATAAAATAGTAACACAGTCCCTGGCAAAGAACACCATGGTGGATGGTGAGACCATTTATCAGCTGGAAGAAATGAATGGTGATACAGAGAATAGTGAGAAAACATTTTCCCTCTTTGTGGCGCTGAGCTTGGGAATGGTGAACTGTGCGTTGAACAGATACCCTTGGTCTTTTCTTGAGTGTTTCATGATTGTGATGGTGGTGGCTAGACATTTTTATGATATGAGGACACAGACTTTCTGGACCATGCCAGTGGTGAGTGGGATGTCAAGCATTATGAGGGGTGATCTGTGTGGTCTATTTCCGATCCTCTTTCGGATGTGGTTAGCCATTAAATCGGAGAGAAGGGGACTCACTACAAATCACTTAACCTTGGGAGAAGAATGGAAAAGGGAATTGAACAAACTCACACAAAGGGAATTCTTGGCCTATAGAAAGAGAGGTGTCCTTGAAGTTGACAGGGCTGAAGCTATTTTACAATTGAGCAGAGGAAAAACCAACACCGGACATGCTGTTTCACGGGGCACCTCGAAGTTAGCATGGATGCATGAAAGGGGGATGGTACCGTTAACTGGTCATGTAGTGGACCTGGGCTGTGGGAGAGGTGGTTGGAGTTACTACTCAGCAGCTCAAAGAGGAGTGAAGAAAGTGAATGCTTACACGCTTGGAACTGGAAGCCATGAGAAACCTAAGATTGTTGAGAGCTTTGGATGGAATCTGATAACCTTCAAATCCAAATGTGATGTTGAGAAGTTATCACCCTTCTTCTGTGACACAGTTTTATGTGATATCGGTGAGTCTAGTCCTAGTGCAGCAATTGAAGGGAAAAGAACATTGAGAGTGCTGAACATGTTTGAGCAGTGGCTGAAATGTTGCCCTGATGCTAATTTCTGTTGCAAAGTCTTGTGTCCTTATGTACCTGATGTGCTTGAAACGATTTCAAGAATGCAACAAAGGTATGGTGGAGGTCTTGTTCGAGTTCCTCATTCTAGGAACTCAACACATGAAATGTACTATGTTTCGGGCGTTTCCACCAATGTGGTTGGCTCAGTGAACGCAGTTAGCCGCAAGCTGATCAATAGGTTTTCAAGCACTGGTGGTGAGAGAGTGGTGCCAGACATTAACCTGAGCGTGGGCACAAGGTCCAATCTAACCAACCTAGTGAAGGTTGATCCCACAAAGGTCGCTCAAAGAGTAGAAAGGGTGAAGAAAGAGAACTCAAGTTCATGGCATTATGATGAAGAACATCCGTACAGGACGTGGGAATACCACGGCAGCTATCACATTAGGGATGTGGGAACCAAAAGCAGTGCAGTGAATCATGTTGTGAAGATGTTGAGTTGGCCCTGGTTGACCATTGAAAGTGTGATTTCTATGAGCATGACTGACACTACAGCTTTTGGACAGCAGAGAGTTTTCAAGGAAAAGGTTGACACCAAGGCTCCAGAGCCTCCTACATCAGTTAGGAAGGTGATGCGGTTAACGTTCACTTGGTTGCTGAGCTTGATAAAGAAGAGAGGTGGAGTTGTGCGGATGTGTTCCAGAGAGGAATTCATTAACAAGGTTGAGACACATGCCTCCATAGGAGCTTGGAGTGCTGAAATGGAAGGGTGGGAAGATGCCCGTCAGGCTGTTCAAGATCCCAGATTTTGGAACTTGGTTGACAAGGMGAGAAATTTACACCTGCAAGGAAAATGTGAAACCTGCATTTACAACCTTATGGGGAAGAGAGAAAAGAAACCAGGGGATTTCGGTGTTGCCAAAGGAAGCAGGACCATCTGGTACATGTGGCTTGGTGCCAGGTTCTTAGAGTTTGAAAGCTTTGGATTTCTGAATGAAGAACACTGGGCATCGCGAGAACTGAGTGGAGGGGGTGTTGAAGGAATCCCATTGTTTTATCTTGGTTATGAAATGGAAAAAATAGCAAGGAAAGGAGGACCTTTGTATGCTGACGACACTGCTGGATGGGATACCAGGATAACTGAGTCTGACCTGAATGATGAAATGGAAATCTGTTCACTAATGGAAGGAGAACACAAGAAATTGGCCACAGTTCTTTTTGAGATGGCATACAAGAATAAAGTTGCTTTGTGTCCACGGCCAGGCAAGAGAGGAGGAACCGTTTTGGATGTAATAACAAGGAGAGATCAGAGAGGCTCTGGACAGGTCGTGACTTACGCCCTGAACACTTTAACCAACTTGAAAGTGCAATTAATAAGGATGGCTGAATCAGAAGGAGTACTCACCCAGGATTTTGAGGACCTTGGAATGGAAAATTGGCTCAAGAGGTATGGAGAGGATAGGCTAGAAAGAATGCTTGTGAGTGGTGACGATTGCGTTGTCTGCTCATTGGATGAAAGGTTCGGGAATGCTTTAACATGGCTCAATGTTATGGAGAAAATTAGAAAAGACACTGACCTGTGGGCACCATCAAAACATTATGATAATTGGGAGAGAGTTGAATTTTGTTCCAATCATTTCCATAAATTGTACATGAAAGATGGAAGAAGTTTGATCGCTCCATGCCGTTCTCAGAATGAGTTGATTGGTAGGGCCTTGGTGAATCAAGGGGGAAGCACCGGAATCCAAGGAACTGCTTGTCTGGCCAAAGCTTATGCTCAGATGTGGAACATGTTGTATTTCCATCGTAGGGATCTCAGGATCCTAGGCTTTGGTATAATGTCATCTGTGCCGTCCAATTGGATCCCAACTGGGCGTACCACCTGGTCTGTACATGCAACTAAGGATTGGATGACCACTGAAGATCTGTTATCTGYATGGAATAGAATCTGGATAGAAGATAACCCACATATGGAGGATAAGAGGGACATCAATGATTGGAAAGATGTACCATACTTGCCTAGAGGCCAAGACATCAGCTGTGGAAGCTTAGTGGGTACTGGTAAAAGAGCACAATGGGCTGAGTTGATTCCTGGAGCAACGCTAAAGGTCAGAAACTTGATGGGGAATGAAAGGTTCATTAACTACTTGAGTGAAATCGGAAGGTATTCCGAAAAAGAGAGGGCGTTTGTCTTGTATTGA